CTGACCGGAAGCACCAATATTCTGTGGCATTAGACCTCCCCGGCCTCAGTCGGAGCGTCGGCCGGTACGTCGGGTCCGAGCTCAGCTACGAAGTGCATGTTGTCGGGCCAGGCCATCTTCTGGGGCGGCTGACCCATTACCGCCTCGAACTGACGCATCTGCTCAGCCGTGAGCTCCTTGGTCTCACCAGCTGCGAACGTGCCGACGCCAGGTACCTGACAAGGCAGCTCGGCAGTGACCGTGTACTTGATCATTCTTCCTCCTCACGCAACTGGTAGAGAGGTCTTGTTCTTGCCCTGGAAAGTCAGACGCGCTGTTCTGTACAGGGTTTCCCTCTTGAACGTAAAGCCAGATTCATGGTTGATGACGAACCCATAAATCAGTCGCGGATTGCCTCCGCTGTCCTTGAGCTGCAGGTCCTGGTGCAACCAGTGCTCGATCTGATAGGCGAGATGGTCTACATCCTTTCGCGTCTGCTGAAGCTCCGCAACCGGGTTGTGGTAGACCAGGATGAAGTGTGTGAAGACGTTCTCCGTCATGTTGGGAACGCCAGCTAGGTTCCTTGGACGATCTCCCGACTCGACGCAAACCGACGGAGTGCGAGGAAGTCGCTCTTGGTCGCCATAGTATACGTCCGCAGCTGTAAAGGGCAGCGTGTACGCACCAGCCCCAATGCCGGCAACGATCTTATCAACCAATGCCTGGTTGATTACCGTCAAGTCTGCAGGGTATGGATACGTCACAGTTGGTTCCAGTCCCTTCCTACCTCGGAGACCCTACGTTCCATCCAGGCTATGAAAATCTCCTGGATCGCTTCGACGTCCTCCTCTTGGAACATGATGAAGGGACGTGCGGGAATTACGATCTGCGTCGCACGCCTCTGGTTGGTCGGGTGAAGCTTACCGGACTCAAGCTGCTTGAGTACCTTGTTGATGTTCGTCGGAGTGAGAGGCTTCCCGAGGCTGCTGACAAGGTTGCGCGCAACGTCTCTAAGGCTTCCATATCCATTCTGGTGGAGAGCACCATACCAGACGTGCTCGGGTAGACTCTGGATAGAGGCCGACGTGGGTGTGATCTTCCAGATGGAGAAAGATGTCGCAGCTTCCTCTAGCCTGCCGGAACGCCTCAGGATCGGGTGAGCATTACCACCACGGACCTTAACGGTGTACTCGTGAAGTGGTGCCCACCTATCCGGACGACCTTCTTCCTCGAAGTTCTTCCTGATCGACTCCTGCATGTACATGATGGCTTCGGTGATCGGCTCCGAGAAGTCCTGAAACTGCAAGCCGAGCCTGTCCACGTCCTTGGCGACGATGCCAATACTTGGCTGCAGCTGCCAACCGGCAAGTAGCACGCGTTGCAGCTGTAGGCCGCCGTAGATGGCGTACTTGACATCAGACGGTCGAAGAGGTCCAACCTGTGGCCCTGGACCTTGGCCACGCCCGAACGTCTGGCCAGGGATTGGAGTCATACTATTGCGGATGCCGTACTGGCCCCTGCCACGTGGTATGTTGGGTACGTCACCCCATGGGGTAGTCATGCCTCACCTCCCTGCTAGAAGATCATGCCCATCGAGAAGGCAGCAGGGCCAAGGGAGGGATCGTCAAACGTCGGATCCATAGCCGACGAAGCATCCGTGGGGTAGTACGCAGGAGTACCTGCAACGTCTGGCACGCCCGGGAGCTGAATCGTGCCGTCGATAAGCCCTTCCATGAGCATCTCGGCATTCTGCTTCAACCGGTCGGCGTAGTTGTTTCCCGCCTCGATGTCCTCGCTGTACTGACGATCGTACAGCCAGGCTACGTACATCTTGGCGATGATGACCTTGACAAGAGCTGGTGTGCTCGTGGTGTCTACCCAGGTCGAGGTTGGGAAGGCAGACAAGCGACCGAGAACTTCTGTCTCGATCTGGTCGCTCAGCTTTGTGTCGAGGGTGGAGATAGTCAGCTTCGTACCCTCAACCCATCCCTGGGCGTCAGTGACCGCGATGCGTGACATATCTCCACCCTCCTTCGACTACAGAGCCGCTCTCAGACGGCGGGGGCTGCCGGGTCCGTCGTGCCGGCGGAGGCGTCTGAGGCAGGCTCAGCCGGCTCTGCAGTCGGGCTCTCAGCCGGGGCTTCCGCCGGAGGAGCAGCAGCCGCAGCGGCCGCCTCAGCAGCCGCCTTGTCGGCCAGCGCCGCGTCGAGCTTGGCCTGGAGGTCCGCGATGATGGCGTCCTTCTCCACCATGGCCTGGTCGGCCTCGGTGTCGTACTCGGTCAGGACTCCCGCGTTCCAGAGCTCGATCATCTGTTCCTTGGTCAAGCCGGTAACTGCCTCACCCGGCTTGAACTCGACGTCCTCTTCTGGCGCACGACCAACCCGAATGAGGTTGACCGCACGATACTCCTTCGCCATCTCGTTCCCTCCAGGTCAGGCGATCGCGTTCTTGATCAGGTACGCAGCGATCGCCTTGCCGGCGTCCGCAGTACCCGCGTCGCCCTGGGCGACCAGCTTGATGTCGTAGTACCTACAGACTCGCACGAGGTCGCTCTTGCGAACCTCCTCGCGCCAGCGGTCGACGTACTGCACGGACCCGCCCGGGTTGCCGGACCAGCCGAACTCGTACGCGAAGGCCGGAATCTTCAGGCCGGCACGTGGAGGCACCCACGCGAACAGGGCGTCCTTGCCCCAGAGGTAACCGAGCGTGCTCGGCTGACCTTCGTTCGCGGTGTTGATGCCAACGCCCGGGATGAGGATCTTGTCGATGCCGAGGACGGCGCCGATCAGGTCCGCGCTGACGATGCCCCGCTCCGAGTACTTGATGCGCTCGATGAAGTCCGGGTGGTCCTCGAGCTTGGCCATCACCTGGTAGGGCAGAACGCCGACGTTCGGGTTCATGAAGATGCGGCTGTTGACCGTCACCTTCGCGGTCCGCATGTCGGAGATCGGGTCGGAGTTGATGTAGTCGTTCCACTGCTGCGTGCCGACGAGCGTGACCGTCGAGCCCGACGCGAAGTTGGCGGCCGTAGTCGCCAACGTCTGCATCGCCCTCTCACGACCGAGCATGACACGAGCCGTCACCAGCTCGGTGCCGTCGCGGTCTGGCGCGAGTGGGTTGTCGGCGTTCCAGCGCTCCTCGTCCGTGATCGGGATCTGGAGGCTGTGCTCGGAGGCGTAGTACGTGTCGGTCGACAGCGCGAGTCCGGGGATCTCGTTCGCTGCGGTTCCAGGCGCACGCAGGTCGTTGACGACCAGCCAGCCTTCACGACCGAAGATGTAGTACTTGTCCGTCTGCTTCTGGACGGGCACCAGCGGGAAAAGCTGGTCACCGATCAGACCGGCATTCGGCCACGCGACGGAGATCTGAGTGAGGATCTTGTCGACGTGAACGTTGACGCCACCTGAAGGGTTGTAAACTGCCATGCTGTGTCACTCCCTTCAGATCACAGGACCGGCATGCCGGGCGTGAGCAGGACGTCGATGAGGTCGCCGGCGGCCGGCGTGCCGATGGGAAGCGGGCCGACGACGATGCCGAGCGGGACGTTGGTGGCTACCGCCAGCTTGACGCCGCCCTTGTTGGTCGACGTGCCGGAAGCCGCCACCTTGGATCCGATCACGATCACGCCAGGCGTGTCGCTGACGCGCACCTTCGAGATGCCCAGCACACGAACATCGGCGTTCGCCTTGCCCGTCGCGACCTTGACCGCGTCGATGTTCTCCTGCACCACACCGACGCTCGGCGTGGTCGCCGTAGCGTTCAGGTCGATGATACCGGTCGAGCTGCTCTGAGCGACACAACGGTACGCGGTCACGCCGAGTGAGTCGGACGTGTTGTACGTGGACAAGACCGGGAAGGACTTGTCAAGTACGTAGTTAGCACCAGCCATTCTGGTTCACCTCCCCTTACTGCTTGACGATGTACGAGTGCTCGCGGTGGTTCTCGAACAGCTGCGGGTGCTGCTTCACAACCGTCTCGAGAGCGTCCGCGTAGGAGAGCTTCGCGTCCTTGTCCATGAGACCCGCGACGAGCTCGTTCAGCTTCGCCGTGGAGTCTCCGTTGTCGTCCTGCCGCCCGCGGTAGCCGCGCTCGGACAGATCGACGAGGCCCGTGCCGTCGACGACCTTGGCCAGGAAGTCCACGACCTTGGAGCTGACGTCGGCCGGAGCATTCAGCAGGATGGCCTGCAGCTGCTCGCGGGCCGCCGGAGCGATCGCGAACGTCTTGCCCTGCTGCAGCTCGCCCAGCTGACGGTTGACCTCGGAGAGGCGCGCGGCCGTCTTGAGCTCGGCGATCTTGGCGTCCTTCTCCTGCATCTCCGCGAACATCTTCGCGAAGGCCGGCGAGCCCTCGATCAGAGCCTTCAGCTGCGGGTCCTTGGTCGGATCCGGCGTCGGGTCCTTCAGCTGCTTGACCTCGGCCTCGAGAGCCGTCTTCTCGTCGGTCAGCTTCTTGACCTCGTCCGTGTGCTCAGTCAGCTTCTTGAGGACGTCGTCCTCGGTTGCGGCCTCGGCGAGCCCCAGGGACTCCCTCAGCTTCTTCAGATCCACATCAACCTCCGGTGTGGGTGGTGTTGGGGGAGTTCCCGTGAGCTCCGAAAGGTTCACGGGGAAGAGGTTCTTCATCCACGGGCGGTTGGTCAGGCCACCGCCGTTCAGGACGTTCTCGTGCTTGGTGCCCTGCGGGTCCGTCCACTCGTCGGAGAAGTCCGCGGAGAAGTAGCGGTACTTCTTCTCCTTGATCTCGTTCTTCGCCGTATCTGTGAAGTCGACCTTGATGTGAAGTCCGCTCTGATCGACCTTGGCGTCCTTGACCCATCCCGCAGCCTGGTTGCCCTTGGCTGGATCGGTCTTGTGGTCGTAGTCGATGTCGGGGTCGATACCACGCGTGTGCTGAGTCACGCTGTTCGCCAACGCGGTGAGCTTCGCTGTATCGAAGTTCAGCTCACCGTGAAGCGGATGCTGGTACGTCCCGAACGGCAGAGCGTGGACCCATGTACCGTCGTCACTCAGGGTCAGCTTGCTGGTGTCAACCCACCAACCATACTCGGCCATCGCTTGTGGTACCTCCCTCTGATGCTAGTATCACGTAGTCAGTCTAGTAAAGCAACAATTCACTATATCTCAGTTACCCTCCCGAGCTGTCGCGACCTGCGTTTGCCCGCGGAGGAGCTACCGGAGGCTTGGTGTTCTGACGTGGCGGGCCAACCTTGGGCGGCTTGGGCTTCTGCGGCTTGTTAGCGTCGGTCGCGCCTGGCTGCCCAGGCGGGGCTGCCTGTCCCGGTGGGGTCGGCTGCCCAGGAAGTTGCGGTGTCGGCGGCTTGCGCAGAGTAGCCATGTCCATCGGCGGCAAGTCGGTCTCCTGCCGAAGCTGAGCCTCCAGCTTGTCGTCAGGAGTGATCAGGCCCGCACCAACGAAGTTACGAACTGCAAAGCTCAACGTGCGAAGATCGTCCCACTCACCAATACGACGTGCCTTCAGCTGTGGGTACTTGCCCTGTCTGAAGTTTAGGTCGACAAGCTGAGGGATGACGAACTTGTTGATGATGCTTGCCACCGAATCAGCCATGTACCGCACTGACTTGTAGAACACGTCGACGATCTGGTCGCGCGTTCGTGGATCCGTCATGAACGGAGCGAGGATGTTCAGCTGCAGCTGCTGGTCGTGGTGCTCGATCGACTTGATCACGTCGACAGGATTGCCTCCGAGGACCGCGAACAAGATCTCCCAGTTCGGAGGGAGGATGATGTGCGCTCGGTCGTTCGTACGAAGGTTACGACCCATGTCCTCCGCGAGCTGCTTGTCTGCTGTCGTGAAGCCTGGAGGAAGCTTGATCACAGGAACGCCGATGCCGTGACGTTCCTTCTGGATCGCGTCGATCTTGTACAACGTGTCCTTGTAGTACCAGTGCTTGTACGCCGACCTGAGGATGCTCGTACCGCTGAGGTCGCCTGCTTCAGCCTCGAAGCTGAAGATCACCAGCTTGTTGATCGGGATGAACTGCCCGATTCTGGGAAGTGCTCCGTAGCCTGACAACGAGTCCTGAGCCGTTGTGGAATCGTAGATCGCTATGTTACCGTACGGCACGTACGGCTCCATCACGATTCCAGCCGGACCACCATTCGGATCGTAGATCCACTCCTGGATGTCGAGAGGGTGTCGCGGTGCTAGCTTCCGCAACATGGCCTTACCGCTCTTCGGGTCGATCATGTAGACCTTCTCGAAGACCATGTAGCCGTAGTCGAACATCAGGAGGATGTCGCCAAGCAGCTGGTTCCAGTCGACATTCAGCCGGTTGAACAGGTTGTCCTCGACAAACTTGGCGATGTTGGTATCGACCGCGCTCTCCGAAGCTGGAACCATGAACCAGTGAGCCGACTGGATAGGCGTCTTCACGAGGCGCAAGGTGCCTCGGACCGCTCCGTCGTTGCGCTTCATGTCGTAGTACTGACGGATGCCGATCTTGTCGCGGAGCTTCGGGTTCAACTCCTGTCGCGTCCACGCCGTCCACGGGCTCAGCGACGTGTAACCAAACTCCTGAATCGCCGTCCCGATGTCGATGTTCGGCAGGTTAGACAGCTGCACCGAACCGTGTTGCTTCTCAGCGACAATGATGTACGCGTCAGGTCCCGGCTGGGCGCCAACGAGCTCGTACTCTCGCAGTGCTTCCTCAAGGCGAATGCTGCGCCACTCGCTCAAGCCTTCAGTGCCCGTGTCCAGCGGGGCCATGTCTTCTACCTCCCACAGGGCGGCTTTGAATAAGTTGCGCCTAAAAAGTTTAGTTAAATGTTCACGTACCGCCTAAACCTAAATCGCAAGATCCGTGAAGGCAGATTGTGAAGATTAACGTGTAACTATGCTCAGGTCTGACGAGGAGAAGTACGAATCGTTGCTGCCGAACGCATTGGCTGCTGCGCTCTGCAGCTCGTCTGCAGTGTAAATCTCGCTCAGCTTGTGACCTGCGCCAAGCTTGAAGAGCATCATGAACGCGTAGCGGATCGCGTCGAGGGCGTGGTCGTCGTACTTCTGAGCATCTTCCCGTACATTGCGAAGAACACGTCCCGCTGCTGAAGGGGCACGGTAGTTGTTGAACTCCCGGATCGTGTTACGGCAGCTTGGATCGATGTAGAGCCACGGCTGCTCGATAGGAGTACCGTACTCGTCTGAGACACCCGTTTGCCGAAGCTGAAGGTACGACTTAACCAGCTCGACGCCTTCGCGCCATCCACTTTGTGCACTGTGCCGCCCCATGGATTGATCTGTAATCTTCGCCGTGCCAGACTTGGATCGTGGGTCTGCATAGCACGGCGCAAGCTTGGTAGAGACCGTCAGCACTGATTCAGGCGAAGCTGCGTCGCCGAATGCGAGGTCAATCTTGTAACCGTCTGGCTGTGGGCGATTCTTGAGGATGGCGATGTGCTCCTCAAGCATCTTGCCACCCTCGTAGTGCTCTCGCCAAACGTACACCTGCCCCCAGGGGCTGATCTGGAACTCGATGCACGCCAAGGGGTTCGTGAAGCCCCAGTCAAATGCCATGTAATTCGGCCAGTCTGGGCGGTACTTGTGCTGCTTGACGTGGATTACTTCCTGAAACTCGTCGTAGATCTTGCCTATGAAGGCGTTAAAGAGAGCTGCAATCTCCTGATCGAAGAACGCCGGGAGGACCGTTGCCTTGATGAGCGCGATCTCAGGATCATCCTTGCCAAGAGGATAGACGTATGGGTTATCCCAGCTAGGAAACTGCCAAGAAGCGTAGTCTCGATACACCTCGTCGGGCGACTGGCCCCATGCCCAGAGGTTGTATAGCCAGTTGAAACCCTCCGGTGTAGTAGGAAATGTCGCCCACCCTCGCTCATCAGCGAGGGCAGGTCGAATAAAACGCTCCCACGTGTCAGCACGGTGCTTTGCCGCCTCTGACATGATTGCCCCGTTGAGCTTCTCACCAACCAGGTTCTCTGGGTGGTCCGCACTTCGACACTCAACACGAGTTTGCCAGGGGAATTCAATGAACATCTCCCCGCTACGACGGGAATACGCCTTCTTGACGCGCTTGTCTCTGCCCAGCTTCTGCCCGATGATCAAGTCGTCCCAGATGACCCGGAACTCCTTCTCGGAGAGGTCGTAGGTAGGTCCGACGATCCAGAAGCGCTTCTTCGGCAGGAAGAGTTCGGAACCGAGGTCCCGTGCCGCCATGTGGCTCTTTCCGAACCGACGACCGCAGCACGGGACCCGGAAACGCTTTCCCGAAGCATGGAACAATGCCTGCTTCGGGTGCGGCTTGTACCCGACCAGGTCAAAGTAGTTCTGCTTCGACAGCGTCATCAGGCCGGCGGCTCAGCTGGAGGGGTGTCACCCTTTGGCGCGAACGGTCCCGTGTTCGGGATGGAGAACGTGAGGCCGGCCGCAGCCAGGCTCGTGACGATCAGCGTCTGCCACTCACCAGCCGTCATGCCATCGACACGGAACACGAAGAACAGCGGAACTGCCGTGCCCAGGAAGGCCATCATGGCCTTCAGGTGCCCGTTGATAAAATCTACGATCCCCTTCACGTTGCAACACCCTCCCACTATATAGAAGGAATGCAGTTAGCACCATTGCTACTGCGGTATGTACTTGACGACCGCCAGGTTCTCGTTCGGGTCGTCTCGCCGGTCAATGTTCGTGTAGATCTCAGTCGAGGGTGAGGAAAACCGTCCGACTCGGCACGTGATCAGGTTGCCAGCGCCGAGCGCGGTGATACGGGCAGTGCGTACTTTCTGGTACGCTGCATTGCCACCTACAGTCTTGGCCACAAAGACCAGGACGTGCCGGCCGATCTTTGGCTTCCACGTGCTCATCTGAGCTCCTCAACTGCTAGTACGCCTGGCTTCCAGACGAGCTCGGAGTACCCTTGCCGCCTGTGGAGCTCTTGATCGTGCCGCCGGCGATGCGCTGCCGCTTGCTGTTCACGGCGCTACGTGCCCGCTTCGTGCCGCCGCCACTGGCGCCGCTCGCGCCATCGGCCTGCATGTTGCTCTTGGTACCCTTGTTGCCGCTTGTCTTCTTGATCGGCGTCGCAGCCGACCGCTTCTTCCCTGGCATCGTCACCTTCTTCAAGTTCGGGTTGGCCTTCTTCGCTGCTGGTGATGCGCTACGGCTCGCAGCCGCAACCATTGCCTGCCCCTGCTTGAGAGGCACTCCCGCCTTCTTGGCGGCAGAGGCTGCAGCTGCTGCAAACCCCATGCCCTTTGCCACTCTCTTGCCTCCAGACATTATCCGGTCGGTGTGTACGCCACCGGATCCGGTTGGGTTGTAGACGCCCATCGCTACTCTACTCCCCTGCAGATGCTCGTATTGCCTTGAGCTCTTCCGTCTTGCGGTTCCGCCTCGTCCTAATGGGTGGCGGTGTCTCCTTACGCGGTGTCCTTGCTACTGCAGCCTCAACGCGCTGCTGCCTCGGCGTAACCGCCGGCTCCTCTTCAAACCGCTGAGCACGTGATCTGCCCATGGTGCTTTTCACCCTCACTGGTTTAACGGGTCAACGGTTAAAGTACACGTTCGTCTGGCCGTGTGCTGCTGTAGCCGGCTTGATCGGCCCGCCCGCGTCGAAGGTACCCCTCGGCCCACCAAGGATGTGTGGATCGTACACACCGATGCGGTTGTCTGCAGTCGGCAAAGCGCCTGCTGGGGTAGCCGCCCCCGTGTCGTCGAACGACACAGCTGCGACTGCGGAGTACCCGATGAACAGCTCGGAGCCACCGACCCTGCCGTAAATGCCGTAGCGAATGCCAGCCTCACCAGGCAGCGTGATCGTGCACTTGTTGGTAGTGCCCGCCGCAACCACTGTGGTACCAGCTGCCGAGGCCGCCGTCTCCGCCCCGTTCTGCACGCGGGTGATCTTGTAGCTGTACGTCGCCGCAGTCAGCGTACCACCCGCCCCCGAGTTCGCCACCGCAGGCGCGCTCGGAGTGCCACCCGGTATGTCACCCTGCCGCTTCAGCACGATGACCGCACGCGTGTTCCCTGACACATCTCGTAGAATCACCGACCGCTGTATCTTCGGTGGTATCCTATTCGGCATTTCTGCTCCTTGTCAACCGGGTGCTTGTCTCAGGCTCCCACAGGGCCGTAGTCGTCAGCGTGCGACCGGGTCGTTCTCGGCGAGCTTGGAGACGAGCGCCATGAGGAGGTCCTCACCAGCACCGCCACTGCTCCAGCTTCCACCGACAACGCCGTCGATGATGTACTGAGCAGCCTTCAGCCGAATGCTCTCGTTCGCAGCGTGTGTAGAAAGGAAC